CCAAGCATTACCAGAGACCCAAACATTACCAGAGACCTGAGCATCACCAGAGACCCGAGCATCACCATAGACCTGAGCATCACCAGAGACCCAAGCATTACCAGAGACCTGAGCATCACCAGAGACCCAAGCATTACCAGAGACCCGAGCACCACCAGAGACCCAAGCATTACCAGAGACCTGAGCATCACCATAGATCTGAGCACCACCAGAGACCCAAGCATTACCAGAGACCTGAGCATCACCAGAGACCCGAGCATCACCATAGACCTGAGCATCACCAGAGACCCAAGCATTACCAGAGTTATCTAGATTTTCTTCTTTCTCTATATAACCACCAAGTTCACCTTTACTGATATTTCCAAAGTCTTTTTCAGCTTTGATTTGAAATAAAGTAACACCACACCATTTTTTGGTTGTTTTTGTAAGCGAATATTTTTTATTTGTCATTATTTGTTTAGTTTTTTTCATTTTGTTTTAGGTGGGGTAGTAATTGATAATCTTTGTTTTGATATTTCACAATAATTATTATCTATATCTATACCAATAAAGTTTCTATTAAGATTTTTACAAGCTAATAATGTAGTTCCACTTCCACAAAAAGGATCAACTATTAATTTATCTTTTGGTAGTAAACCAATAATTCTCTCCATTACTTCTAAAGGCATTTGACAAGGGTGTGAAGTTTTATCTTTAGAAACATTTTTAACTTGATTAATATTCCACCAATCATAAAGTCTAGCTTGTTTCCCTTGTTCAATTAGTTTCTTTACTCTTTTATCTGTTGGATTTTTATATGGTTGCCCTACTTGAGTAAAATCTGGTTTAATTCCAAAGAAAGCAATATCTCTATGTTGTTTTGCTGTATTAGAATTGTAAACCCAACTAATTACTTTTTCAGGAAAGTATCCAGTTTGAAAAGATATTTTATATATTTCTTCTGGGTAGTGAATTACAACAAATGGTGAATAACTAAAAACTTCACCTAACATTTCATAATAATCATTATCAACCATTTTATCTTTATATTGTCCATAATGATAACCAATATTAAATGGCGGATCAGTTACTATAATAAAATCTTCTTTTATAGTTGGTAGTATTTCTAAACAATCACCATAAATTACTTGGTTTTTCATTTATCTTCTCCTTGTTTTGAATTGAGTAAAGTTTTATTTATCATAGGGGGTTTATTTAATGATTGCTGATAAGTAACATTATCAATAGTTACAGAAACTTCTTTACCCGATAGACTAATTTCTTTCTTTTCTTCTGGCAATCCAGTTTCTTCTAAAACTCCAAATGAAACATCACCTTTTTCTAATTTTCCACAAATTATTTTTGTTTCTTCTATTTCTGGTTTTCTCCATAAACATAGCCCAGCAAATATTCTTAAACCGATATTGAGTTTTAATTTACAACTTATAGATAAACCTGCTTTAATTCCAGAACCTGCTTCAATTCCAGAACCTGCTTCAATTCCCTCACCTGCTTCAATTCCCTCACCTGCTTTAATTCCCCAACCTGCTTTAATTCCCCAACCTGCTTTAATTCCCCAACCTGCTTTAATTCCAGAACCTGCTTCAATTCCAGAACCTGCTTCAATTCCCTCACCTGCTTTAATTCCAGAACCTGCTTTAATTCCCCAACCTGCTTTAATTCCCCAACCTGCTTCAATTCCCTCACCTGCTTTAATTCCAGAACCTGCTTCAATTCCCTCACCTGCTTCAATTCCCGAACCTGCTTCAATTCCCCAACCTGCTTTAATTCCAGAACCTGCTTCAATTCCCCAACCTGCTTCAATTCCCGAACCTGCTTCCGCCAATATATGACCAGTAACTTTAATAGAATTAAATTTTACGTATCCTAAACCACCTTCAATTTCTATATGACCATCAAAGTCTGATACATCAGTTTTTCCGATGTAAATTTTATAATAACTATCTGACTCTTTAAAGTCTTTTGCACCTAATTTTAGTGTTTTCATTATTTGTTTTTAATTAATAAATTAATTGTGTATGTTATTTGTTTAACCCATTGTCTAAATTCATCACTTTGTTTAAAACTTACTTCTCTAAAATTATTTGAATAATGGAAAAGTGTTTCAAATTCTTTAATCTTTTTAGATGGTTTATTTATTGTGGCTAATAGGTCATCTATTATTAGTTTTCCACATTTAATATAACCATACTGTGATTCTTTCATCTGTCTAATTATTTTTTTACGACTGTATTTATATATTTTCATTTTTTCTCCATTTGAAATGAATAAAGTACTTTCTTATGCCAATAACCTTTCTCGCTGAGAATATCCCAACCAAAAGGAGCTTTCTCAACAGCAAAAGTTTCAACTCTACCAAGCCTTTTAACGGTCCCAGTAAAATCAAAAACAAAACATTTAGTTTTGCCTTCGGAAATTCTGGATCCTCGGCCAAGCATTTGACAGTAAAGCCTAATGCTCTGAGTAGGTCTTAATAAAATTATACAATCTAATCCAGGGTGATCAAATCCAACAGTAAAAACCCCATAATTAAAGACAGTTTTAATAGTCCCATTTTTAAAGTTATCCACAATTCGTTTTCTGTCTTTCTTGGATGTTAAGGCTGAAACTACCTCACTTCCAGCAACAAGTCCCTGAAGTTCCTCGGCTTGTTCTACCGATGCACAAAACACCAAAACAGATTTCATCTTCTGTTCGCAAGCAGCGATAACTTCGGTGACAACTCCAAGTTTATTGTTGATGGCCTTGGAATATCTAGCCAAATCAAAATCAGATTTACTTTTATTGATTGGAATATCTTCCCACTTTGTGAGGGATAAAAAGTGATATTCATTTGGTACTAAATAACCAGAATCAATCAATTCTTGGGTGGTGACATTGCAGATGATGTCTTTCCAAAATTGTTTTCCACCACTATAAATTCTGTTCACCATCTTAGTAACTGTGTGAGTAAGAATAAAACCATTTTTAAGTCTTTGATATTCTTGACAAATTCTGTAAGGAGTGCCTGTGGTTCCAATAATTTTTGGGTTACCAATCTTTCTAAGGAAGGTCATAAACATACTTCCCATTTTTTTTACTGGCACCAAATCACATTCATCAATGATTACCACTTTAAAATGAGAGAATAATTCTGGGTGTTTATAACACGATCCAATGGTTGCAAAGCAATATTTTTTGATTACTTTAGAATTGAGAGAGGCTGAATAAATACCAATTTCACTATCATAAACATAAGTTCTCATCTTGTCTGAGTTTTGAATTGTTATTTCTCTTGAAGGGGAAAGTATTAAAATATCAGTATTAAGACGGTTAGCCAGTTCTGCTATAATCAAACTTTTTCCAGCTCCTTGAGCAAGACAAGCAATTACAGGAAATGGATTAGCCATGTCAGCGATGAGTTTGTCTACTACTTCTGATTGGTAAGGACGGAGTTTATATTTCATCTTCTGTTTCTGAATCAGTAATTGGTTCTAAATGACCACAATTTTCACAAACCCACTCTTTTTCAAAAGTGTCATCCTCTTTAGGATCAGTAGTCCTTATTGTCAAAACATCTTCAACAAACATTTTTGATTTACAAATTGGACAAATCATTTTTCAACCTCCACTTTATCAATAGAACTTTTAAGACTTATTGAGTTTAAAAAAATATCTTCATAAATTTTAGTTTCTTCTTCGCCGATTTCCCAGTGTTCAAATTCTGCATCTTTCTTTCCAACTCTAATTAAAACCATTCCCTGGTATTTTTCTTCTGGAAATTCTTCATTTCTAGCCATCTTATAAGCAGCCATCTGAGCCCCATATTCAATCTTACTAATTTGGTTGGAAGTCTTAATATCTCCTAACATTAATTTACCATTGATAACACAAACAAAGTCTAATGTTCCACAATAATCATACTTTCTACTGTAAACCATTTGTTCAGATAAAAGAAATTTAACTTTATTCTTTTCAACCCAGTTAATAAATCTCTCTGTAGCTTTTCTAGCTTGTTCGTGGACTAGTTCTTCTGGTTTTTCACCTTTAATATATTGTTCAAGATATTTATGTACTAAAGTGCCGATGTCGGCAGCAGTTGTTTTAATAGCAAAATGAGCCCTCTTAGAGGTGTCTAACATCTGTTTAATTTCTATTTCATCATAAGGAGTTCCAGGTTTAAATAACTCTGACATCTTCTCAACAGTAACTTTAGCTGCCCAAGGAATCAGATATGGTTTAGAAATCACACCAAGAATTCCAGTAACAGATTTAATTTTTTTACCATTAATACTGTAACGATGAACTAAATCATCAAAAACCATTTCTATTTCACCATTATACATTTCGTTTATAATTCTCATATTTTTATTTCCTCCACCCACCCTCTCAGGTACAACTGAGGGAGTGTAGCAAGAAATTATGCTTTTAAATCAGCAATTACTTTTTCAGGATCTTCATCAGCTGGCATTTGCACAGCTTTAGAAGTTTTTTCAACAACTACATTATTAGGTTGAGCATCTTCAACTGGATCTAATTGTTTGGTAGTCTTTACAAAGTTAGTGATATTAGTATATAAAGTACTTTTATCTTTACTTGGTTTATTCTCAATAAAAACATCAACTTGCTTTCCAACAACACTTTCAGGATCAAAGGCTTCCTTTTCTTCTTTGGTAAGTTCTCGACCAATGACAGCTTTATATAGCTTATTAGCCCATGATTTATCTCCACCTATGAATAGAGGAACTCTTTTCCAAAGGAAGCGACCTCTGGTGCCTTTTTCGTCACCATCAATCTCTTTTTTGTCGAGAATCACAAATTTATAATTAAGGACATCTTCATCTTCCGATGACATGTACTTCTTCTGGGTTACCAGGTTTACATCCACGATTTGAGTCGTGTATTTATCTTCTGGGATAGTGGAAAAATTTCCACCGACTCCCATTTTTACAGGTTTTTCTAGCATATACTTTCTAGCATAATAAATAATATTAAGTTCATTAAGAACTTAAAAGTGGATTAGAGACGTCTCTCTAAAAGCAAGGATTCACCATCGCTTATGGAGTTAACTGGTCTGTACTCTCCAGCCCTACTATTCCACTTTCAAGTTTTTAAAAAACTCATTAAGATGCCGCCAAGGTCGCGGCACCTTATCAGTTTTTTAAGCTAAATAAAACTTACCTACCATAATACCATCTTTTTGATAGTAATACCCATCCGCTTTGATTTGGTTTTCTCTAATTCCTAAATAAAACCCTAACCTAAATGCAGTTAAAATTATCACTACTTGTAATAGTATTAACGCTATTCTTTGTTCGTTTGTCATTTTGTTTCTCCTTCTAAATTATAACTTTTGATCCACTCTTCTAATGTTTCAACATTAATTCTAATGTTGTTTTTACTAATTCTTGAGCATTGGAGAGGATTCTCTTTTAATCTCAAATAATTGTATATTGTATGGACGTGAACACCGAGGTATTTAGCTGCCTCATTAGGTGTTAGCCATTGTTTTTCTATAATCATATCTCAATATTAATGGTATTGAAATTCATTGTCAAGTACTTAATTTGACTAATTGACAACACCACCAATAGAGTTTAAATTTATAGATACTATGTTAAATCAAAAAGTAACTTTCAAATTTGGAACCACCACGAATGTTAAAAAAGATTTCCCAGATAAACCAAAGGCTGATATTGTTTCCCTATATGAGAAGCTTGTTGGTGGTGTAATGAAACGTACTGGTAAAGTATTTCTCGTTCCATGTTGTTTCCACGATGATTCTAAACCTTCCTTAGCCATTTATCCTGATACTTCCTCATATTTTTGCTTTGCTTGTAACAAATCAGGTGATGCTTTCTCTTTTGTTGAAAATGTTCTCCATTGTGATTTTAAAGAAGCGTTAAAATTTATAAAGGAGAACCAATGACCCCCCAAGAATATTTAATCAACCATAGTTTAAAAGAAGAATTTGTTACTAAACAAATGGATTGGGTATTAGAAGAAAATAAAATAACAATTCCAATTAATGATATAGAAGGCAACCATCTTTACAATAAATATCGTAATTTAGTAGGTGAGGCAAAATTTACAGCAGATCCTGGCTCTCATCCAGTTTTATATATGATTAAGAATGCCATTAAATATCAAGACATCATCCTAGCGGAGGGAGAAGTAGATGCTTCTAGGCTATGGCAAGAAGGAATTCCAGCTACCACTGGTACTTTTGGAGTATCTACCTTTTCAGAGAAATTTACTAAACCTCTCAAAGATAAAAATGTCTACATTACTCTTGATACCGATGAAGCAGGCCAGAAAGCCATCGCCAAATATATAGAAGTCCTTACTAAAATAGGAGCTATCCCTTTTATAATAACCCTCCCCTCAGAGTATAAAGATGTCTCCGAATACTTCACCGCAGGTCACACCCGTCAAGACTTCCTCAAATTAAAGAAGGAAGCTCTCTCCCTAGATGACTATAACCTCTCTAAAATTCCCGAAGAATACGAACTTGAATCAGGCGATAAACTAATGGAACGCCCAATACCCCCTGAAGAGTGGTTAATTGATCGTGTCCTCCCAACTGATGGTTTTACCTTCATAGTTGGTGCTGAAGCAACTGGGAAATCATTCTATACTTTAACTCTCGCCCACTCTGTGGCGACTGGTACTCCCTGGCTCGGTAAGTTTAAAGTTTCTAAACAAGTTAACATTCTATTTATAGATAAAGAAAATTCTGACCGCAGGAAGAAAGCCCGCATTGCTGGCCTCAACATTAAACCTGAAGAGTTAAAGAACATCTACTGGGTTAAATACCCTCAGTTTTTTCAACTTCAAGATCAATCTAAGCAAGGTGAACTCTCTGCCTTCGCTCTCCATCTCTCCAAAGAAGCTGAACGTCTTAACATTGGTCTAATTATAATAGATTCATTTGCTGATGTGATGGTGGGCAATGAGAACGCGGTAGCCGACTGTCAGCAGTTCTTTGATGCTATTCGTATTTTATTTCCAGGGAGAGCTGTCTTGGTACTCCATCATGAGAATAAACCTTCCCAAGGCATATCTCGTACCTCCAGTCAAAGAGTGAGAGGAAGTACTAATATCACCGCCCAAATCGTTTCTGGTTTTCGTGTCTTTTCAATTCCCAAAGAGTCAAATCAATTTGTTCTTGAACAATTCAAGGCTGGCGACTCCGAAAAGCTAAAACCATTTAAAGTTGAGCTAGTTTCCAAACCTAATCCATACAATCCCGATAAGACTTATGTCTCTGAGGTCCGCCATAATGGTGAGTATTACGATCAGGAAGGCCAGTCAGATAAAGCCGAAGAATTGATCACCGACTTCTTAACTGAAAACATTACTTCCCTTCGTCAAGACATCATTGACTACTGTACTGAAAATGGAGTGGGTACCAGAACTGTTAATACAACTCTGTCCGATATGGTGTCAAATAATGTCTTAGAAAAGATAAGAACTGGCCAAAAAGTTAGCTATTCTTTGAAATAATGATTCTAGTTCAAACTATATCAAAAGACTTGTGCAATGACTTTCGTTTTTTTACCCCCCTTTGCACAAGTCTTTTTGGGGAGTTGTGCAGTTGTGCAATGGGACTTGTGCAATTGCACAACTCTAAGGTTTGTGCGGTAAGTAAGGTATATTATCTATTTAAGAAAAAAAGGTAGTTGTGCAACAAATATATGTAATAAATATAACTTGTGCAAACAAGTATATTTATTATATATAGGGAATTTTGCACAAGTCCCATTTTATAAATTTAAAAAGGAGAGAAAATGGAAGAAAAAAATAAAGAAAAATTAAAAGATCTTTTAATCAGATTAAAGAAAGTTAATGGAGTTTATAAGAAAGCAACTGAGGACCAAAGAGGTAGATTATTGGAGGCCTCAGAAAAAACTATTCAAGATTTATTAGAGTTTGGTTTTAATAGAGATTTTTTAATTGGGTTAATTATTGGAGGTAAAGATTTCTTAGAGGGATTAGGAAATGTAGAAGGGCTTAGTGCACCTCAAGCAGCTGAGTTGATTTTTAAGTAGATTAGCGAAGCTATGGTCCCCAAGCAGTATGCTTGTTCGGGTCTAAGACATCCCAATTTGGAATTAAGACATCCCAAGTGGTAATGTTTGTTCGGGAAACATTTGACATTATTAAATTAATAATATAAATTTAATTAGATGGACGATAAAAACATAGAAATATCAAGATTAAAGCAAATAATCTTTATAAAGGATTATGAATTAAAGGAAGTAATTAAGGCTATTGAGAGATATAGGAAGTTGTATTCTTGTCCAGTTTATATGAAGGAGTTTAATCGTAAGGTCACTCTGGATTTTGATGATCCTCTTTATCCTTATTGTCCATTTAGACTTAAGAAGGAGGAAATTATTATGTTTACTAAACAAAATGAGCAAACAAAAAACAATTAAAATTAATATAGAAACAATAATTAAAATTATAGCTAATGTACTTTCTGCAATTTTGGTTTACTATTTAGTTCATATAGCAGTTGATAAGATTTCTTTTGCAACTTCTATATTATTATATTTTTACATAAAAAATGAGCAAAAAAGATAACTCTAAAATCTTTAATCTCTCAAAAGAAGAGAAAGATAGATTAATTGCTATCCGTAATGTTAGTAATTATATGATTGATTTGATTAGGGGGGACATGAATATGTTTGTGGATGGTGTTATTAAGCCACGATTGGCTCTAGGACGAGAGATTAATGTTTCTGTGGATATTGATAAGGGTACTCTTAATACTATACCTGTTGAGACTGATAGTGAGGTGGAAGAGATTAAACCTGTTATTGAAAATGAAGAAGTTTCAGAAACTAAATCTGAACCAATAGTTGCTTAATGAAAAACAAAAATGAATATCTTAAAGAGTGGCGGTTGGATAATCCTGAGAAACTCAGGGAGATTAACCACCGCTACTACTTGAAGAATAAGGCTTATTTGAATAAATCTAGAACTAACCCTTGGATGAATGATAAGATTGTTAAGTGGATTAAGGATGGTAATCTTAAAAAGATTAAAGTTATGTTAAGTATTCTTCGTCCTGAAAAGGATGGGATGATTTAAATAAAATTATGAAAACTAAAAAGATAAGACAAAATGGTTTATCATTTTATGTAAAAATTAAATTTTTAGATGGAAAGGTAATAAGTAGGCGTTCACCTATTAAAATGAGAGTTTGGAATTTTCTGCAAGCTAGCTTAAATGAATTTAAGTCAATTTATCTATGTATTACTTATAAGAAAGGAATTATAAATGAAGGTAAATATAAATTTGAAGAAAAACATGAATTAATAAATGCTTGGAAAAGTTTTACAGAAGAAGATTTAATTAGAGAGGCATTAACTTATTAAATTTATGCAAGAAATAATTCAAGAACCAATTAGAAAACCAAAATGGGGGGATGAGGTTAAAGAGAAAGCCAAGAAGGTGGTTGGTTTAATGGGGCAGGGTGGGCGAATTGGAATATCCTGGCAAGTGGGAAACAAAGAATTCTTTTTAGGGGGGTCTATGCAGACTATTGAAGTTGAAAGGGTGATTAAAATCAAGAATTCTGTTTTTAAGTTACACGATGGGAAGAGTCGGGTTGTGGATTTGTAGGGGAAAAGTTATTTAGAGAGAAATTTGCCTTCTCGTACATTTCTGTATAGTTGATGGTTTTAATATCTGTCCCGCCTTTATTGCTCTAATTGTTCCCGCCTTTATTGCTCTATCTTTTCTTTGTTGTGGGGTGAGTTTGTTGTTCATATCCCTTGCCCATTCCTTTCTTAACTCGTCCTTAATCCTTTTATATAAAAATCTTGATATAGGGTGTCGATGTCCACAAACTGGGCAATGAATTAAAAGATAGTTTTTGACAAACTGGCGGCGGTTTATTTTGTACAATTCATCGGGTGTGAGTCGTTGGAGTTTTACATTTTGTTTTGGGTGGTGTCTTTTATCCTCTTTTTTAATTTTGTCAATTGTAGGGCATTTAGTGAAGTCTAATTTTTGACTCTCTCTAGTTAAAAGTGTATCATTTGGTGTAATCATAGGTATTTTATTGATTTTTAATAATTTATATAAAACAAAAAAAATCCCTCAGTGGCTCAATCGCTGAGGGATTTTATATTATTTTAGATCTTTTTTATTTATTGTTTATGATGTCAAATACACTGGGTTGATTGCCAGTGCCGATGAATCGCTCTATCTCCATTAAATGAAATTTTAACTGACTAACTGAAACTTTAATTTCACCAAGGGTGCCAGTGTTTTCGTTTTCAACTATCATTTTGGCGAGTTCATTTTTTGAGAGGATAGCATCAAAATGTTTATTGTTCATCTTTTTTAATTTCAATGATTAACTTTAGATCGCCATCACTAAAAACATGGCGGTGACATTCTTTATTTTTGTTGATGTCGTTAATGGCTGAATGTTTAAGAGTGAAGCCATAGTTATTACAGACCTTTTCGAGGTCAATTGTTAAAGCTGGGGATAAAATGATCATATTGTTTATTTTTAAATAATTTATAAATTGTCTAACATATTTCTATTATGGATATTGTTGGCGATTTCCATAACTTTATAATTCAAGATTAAAAGCTCTGTTTTATCTTGACTGGATAAATGGTAGCCGTTTTTTAATTGATTAGCTAACATCTTCCATTGGTTTAGTTCTTTATTAGTCATAATTAAAACTGTTGATAAATAACTCCACCATCGAATTCAATCAATGTTGTCCTATCTTCTAACCATTCTCGTGCCTGTTTTTCTGTCATATTGTTGCATTCTTCGTATTGTTCCTCAATATGTGAAATATTCTTTTCTTCTGTATATTCACAACAAAAAGTAATAGGGTCGCATTCTATTGGTTCTCCTGTGTCTTCTTCTAATTGTTCCAAGTAGTTAAAAAGGGCTATTTTGCCTTCATAACTAAAGCAGTTGTTATAGCTGCTATCTTTTGAAAAAGTCATTTCATCAATGAACTGACTTTGATTAAGTGTCTTAATCATTTTTTTATCTCCTTTAGATAAATTTTTATAATCTGATCATTTTTTAATGTGATCATTGAAAGGATAATAACAAACTCCGAGTAGTTTGTCAAATTAAATGTATTTTTAATGTAAAGATGGGAAATAATTATATAAAATCTGATGTAAATGCCTTAAATGAACACTTTTACCGTAAATTATGCGGTAATTATTGTGCCTAACCTATGGGGATTTCGTACATATACAAAAAATCCACCGCTTTTTTATATCAAAAGTAGTCAAATTTAGGATATTTTGCCGCCTTCTTCTATATTATAAGGTATATTATTCCAGGGATACCAACAAATGATATACTCTGAGCCTATATGTTGCACAAATTAGTGTCGCACAATCTACATTTTGCGACATTAAAACTTTGAGGGGTGGGGTACTGGGTGTCGTGTTTGGCTGGCGGTCCCTGAATTTTGATGTAGTCCACAAAAAATTTTGGCACTTTTCACTATGGTAAAATTAATTATGTCATTAAAAACATTAAGAGATAGACGACTTAAAAAGCAAAGAAAAAACTTTTTTAAAAATTTAATTAAGTTTTTTAAATTTGAAACAGGACATATTTCACTTGATTTAATCTTTTTCAATTGGCGTCCTAATTTTGGAATAATTTGGTGGAAATGGGATAAAAAAATAGTTTTTTATAGGCATATCCATTATGGAACTGCACCTGGATATTTTTCAAAAGAAATTATAATCTATAAAAAATTCATTATATATAATAAATATAAGTGGGTTATTGAATATAAACAATCTTCTACATCTGGACCTGTTTAATTCAAATCTTCTTCCCCTATTCTCTTAACTGAGAAAATAACTTCCCTCTTCTCCACATCAATCCTCACATCAATTGTATCAGGTATAATCATTTTTAATTTTGCCTCTTGTAATAACTTTTGAAAATCTCTCATTGGTTTAGAAAATACTTGTTCAGCTTTCATAAAAATAGTTAATCATAATTGATTTTAAAAAGCAAATAGAGTATAGTTTTAATTGCTGGTGATGATTATGGTTGGTCATTTTACCTCCTTTCCGAAGAAGTCTCCCGCTTGGGAGACTTTTAGGTTTTAAGGTATAATAGAAGAATGGTTCTCGGTTTATTAGGAATGATAGACTGGGGGCTTTTATTTGACAAAACCTTTTAATTAGAATAATCTTTGATATGACAACTACTTGTATTATCTGTAAAAGTGAAATTAAAAAAGAAATAGATAATTTAATTAAAAGTGAAGTTAATCTAGAATTAATTGCGGAGAAATATTTCAGGATATTGAAATGTAGAAAAGGACAGTTATGGGAGATACTTAAAGAACATAAAAAGAAAAAACATATGAATGTTAGTACAATAATTAATACAGGTGGAGAACTTAAAAAGATACACACCTATGACACAGCTGCTGAGAAGCTTTTACAAGATGGAATGAATGACGAAACATTAGAATTCCTTTCACCTGAGAAGAAACTTAAATTAGCTGGGACACTTAAAAAGATTGATTTAGAAGGTAGAAAATTACAAATGGGGCAGGATGCTTTGAAATTATCAATTGCTAAGTTCTTGGGGGGATTTATAGAACCTCCAAAAACAGGAAAGCTCACTGCGGAGACAGAATAATATGTCAGATCTAAATAATATTGAATTAAGTTCGGCAGTTAGAAATGATCCACTAGAATTCGCAGATAAGATGTTGGGAATATGGCCTCATCCTGGGCAACAGAAATGGATTAGAGAGAGTAGCAAAAGGTTAATATCATTTCTGCGACCTGGAAATAGATGGGGAAAGACATTAGGAGAAGCAATACTCCATATTTGGGAAGCCACTATAAAACCTAGAAGAACTGGACAAGTGTGGTCAGAAGATGAGTGGTTAAGAATACCATATGATACTTTGATTTTCGGACCACAATATGAACAAAGTAGAGAAGTATTAAGATTAATGGTTGATATGGTTGAGGGAAATTTAAATATACAGTGTTGCCCAAACTGTAATAGTCATAAAATCCATAAGAGAACTGCTAAAGATAAGATATTCAATTGTTTACATTGTGGGTATAAATTTAAAAATGCTAAATATAGAGTTAATGATTCTTCATTAAAAGGGTGGGCAATTGAGGATGATAAATCGTCAGCTCAGTTGATGCCTGGAATTACTTGGTTCAATAAATCGCAGACATTAGGGAGAAGTTTTGATGACATGGGTAAAAGTTTTAAGATGAAGGCTTTGGCTTTTATAACTGGGGATGAATGTTCTGATGTGCAGGAATTGTATACATTTACAACGAACACATTATTACCTCGTTTAGCGAGTTATAAGGGAAGTATCCATTTTGTTGGAACGCCACAACCAAATGGTTTTGATTATCAGAGGATGATTGAAACTGCTGAGGAAGAAATGAAGCGGCCAAACTGGGATAGTCAGGGGCTTTATTATGTGCAGAGAGGAAGTATGTATGACAATATCTATTTGGATAGAACATTCATTAGACAGATTGAATCAGTAGCTGATCCTGAATTAAGAAGGCAGATTATTGATGGAGAATTCGTTAATGTGGGGGAAAAATTCTTTGGGCATGAGAGGGTAAGGAATATGATTGATCCAGAATTAAAGGTAATAGAAGAAGGAATTCCAGGAAGGATGTATTTAGTATCAGCTGATTTCGCTAGCGGAAATTCACTTTGGGCAGATTATACAGTTATTGGGGTTTTTGATTATACAGAAGAACCTTGGAAATTGGTGAAGTTTATTAGAATGAAGGCTAAGGATGTTCCAGTTCCATTGCAATATGAAATGATTAGAGATTTAAGCAGAAAATTTAGAGGGAAAGTAATTATAGATGCTTCTGGACCAGGAGGTAAAAATGCTCAGGCATTTCTTAGAGATATTTACCCTATTAATTTTGATGCGGGACCAACAGGAAGTGGAGGATCTAAAAAAGCACAAGGATTGGCTAATTTGAAATCAGCTATGGATGGAACTGGTAATGTACTTTTAAATAGAAAATTGATAATTACTAAGGATGGTGTTAGAAAAGATTTAAATAAGAATTGGGGCTTAATTAGAGTTCCTAATATACCTGAATTAATTGGAGAATTAACTAATTATGCTTTTGCAGATAAAAAACTTAGAACTGATTGTGTGATGATGTTAATGATGGCGGTTGATTGGTTGATGATGAGACGACCAAAACAAAGTCATAATAGAGCTGTTAGTATTGATTTTTTGAGAAGTATGGTTAAGGACGATAGAGAATGGCCTAAGGGTGATGTTTGTCCTTACGAAAGACATACTAGGGCAGTAAGTTATTAAAGAATTATCTAATACTTTTGAATTGGGGTTGGTTTCATAATAATAGTATTATTAGCTGTTGATATATTTTGATATGATACAAAATGATGACAAAGTAGATCTAACTAACTCAAATCTCAAAATTGAATTAAAAGATGATGATAAGATTAGAGAAAAGATTGAAAAAGAAATTTTGGCAGATATTAGTGGTGCCAATCCTGACAAAGATGAAAGAAAAAGAATGTATGATAAGAGAAGAGATTTTGTAGCAGGTCGTCAAGAAGGTTACACTAACATTATTGGATTAACTCAAAAATCTAAACAAGGTCATGCTGATCAAGTGGTTAATTATGTTGGTCGAAGTGCAGTTAAAATCTATCATTCAGTTGGAAATAATCCACCTAATATTAAAACATTACCATTAAGTAGAACAAATCAAATTGAAGGATTAAGAGCTCAAAGTGTTGAAGATTTTGTTGATAGAGTTTTTTGGAGAAATAAATGGTGGAAACAAGGGTACAAACGAGCAGTTATGAATCAGGTAGTTATTGGAGATTTTGGTGTTAAGGTTTACTACGATTCATCTACAAAAGAAATTAAAGTTACTCAAGCTGAAAAGGTTGAGAATCTTTTAGTTGGATGGAGAAGTGATGATGCTTTACAATATGATTGGGTAGCTCATACATCAATGATGAGTATTGATTTCATTAATAATGAATGGGGAATTAAGGTTAAACCAGAGATTGATAATAAGGGGGGTAGTAAAAGTGGTCAACATGGTGATGAATGGAGTGTTGATAATAAATCATCAGTTAATAGCCCAATAGGTACTAAGGATTATTCAACTCAACCAATGGCAACTGTTACTGAATATTGTACTGACGAAATTTACGCAATAGTTATTGGAGATACTCTCTGTCAATATATCAAACACGAATGGGGTTTTAACCCTTGGGTGATTGGTCATTCTCTCCATATGCCAGGTAAACCTTGGAGTAAATCATATATTGATGATTTAATGAGTCCAAATATTGAACTTAATGAAGTTAGAAATGATGCTCGTGATTATATTAGAACCGCTTCAAATGCTAAATATGTTGCTAAAAATATGAGTGATTTTGATCCTGAAAGCATTAAGCCAGGAAGCGGACAGGTTATTTTTATTGATGGACCTGAATCTGATTTTTCAACCTTAACTCAAACAGTAAATACTTATCCAGTGGATACTTATGTTCAGACAACTAAATCGTTTATCCACGATATGTTAGTTCCTGAAGTTGGTTTTGGAAGTAGTGGTTCTGATTCTGGTAGAAAATCTGCAATTGATTATCAAACTATTTTGGATGTGACTACTGATTTAAGAGATGCTTGGGAATTAGTATTAGATGGAATTATAGAAAGAATTCAAATACTTGGTCATAAATATTTTTCAGGTGTTGATTTCTGGAATAATGCTGATACTGAAGAATTTGAAACTAGAATGATTGAATTTAGCTGGGAAGACGTAATGCCAATTTCAGCCTCAGACAAAATTGTAAACATAATGAATAAATTCCAAATGGGACTTCCATTTGAAACTACATTTGATGAACTTGGTTATAAGGATCCTAAGGCTATTATGGAAATAATGAAACAAGAAGCTGAAGACCCTGTATTAGTTGAATATCGTGCAAAAATGTACAACTTTATGAAGGGTGGTGTTCAAGCTCAACAGGAAGCTATGGCGGCTACACAGGCTCCAACTACAACTCTTGGTGCTCCACAAATTAATACTCCAAGTCCAACATTGGTATCAAGTGAAAATCAAGGTAATAAAAAACCAATGTCAGTTTCTGGTGGAACAACTTCATATACTTCAGGTCAAGGTTTAATTAATAAAGCAGCTCAAAATTTAGGAGCACAGGGGGCATAATATGGGATTTTTTGACAAAATAATTAGTAAATTTACAAAAAAATCATCTACTCCTAATTTAAAATCTATGGATTTTAATCAGAGAGATAAAGTTTTAAAAATAGGGCAAACAGATGTAGATGGTTTAACTAAAGTTTCAAATGGTGTTTATTCAAATTTAAATAATGAGGGACAAAAAAAAAGATCAAATGAATTATATGGGTATACAACTCCAGAATTTCCAAATGATTTAAGAAAAACACAAATGGCAACTCCAAGTTTAATGCCAAGTGAAATGAAAAATGTTAGTATAGGTAAAACACTTACTCCTAAGGTATTAGGTATTGGAGAAACTAAAAAACAAGAAATGGTTCCTAGTGATTTTTATGATGCTGCTGAAAAATATGGTGCTGCTATGGGAGTTCCTAAGGAAATTATTTTGGCTAATTCAAGATGGGAACACCGAAATAATCCAGGTTGGAATGAAGGTAAATATGTAGATAATGTTTGGTGGAATGCTGAGAAAAATACTGGTGAAGAATCATATGGCCCTGGTCAAATTAATATGAGATGGTTTGGGCCTAAGGCTCTTGAATTAGGTCGTAAACCAGGTGATTTATATATAACACCTGATGATGCCAAAGATATGTGGAAATCAGCTGAGTGGATGGCTAAGAAGTTTTCTAAAGAAGCAAAAGTGTATACAAATAAAGGTTTAGAACCTGATTGGGATGCAATTCTTCAACAATATAATTCTGGAGAAGCAGATAGAGGTAAAAATGTTAAAAATTTAATAGACTGCACAGATTTTGTGAGGTCATAATAATATGGCAACAGCAGTATCAGAAAGACTCAAAAATCAAGCAGCAGAAACAGGCGGAATGACTCGTGTTTATAATAGAAGAGGTCGTGTATTATCAGGATATGGTGGAACCTTAGGTGGATATACAATGTCATTACAAAAAAATAATGCTGATAAAGAAGATCAGATAATGCAAAATAAGTATGAAAATGGTGAAATTGGAATTGATGAGATGATTCAGTATTTAACTAAGACATCTAATAGAGCTTGGTTAAGTAATGAAGATAAAAAACTTTTAATGCAAACTGTTGGACAGATGAACAACAAAAAAACTGATAATGATTATGCTGATAAATATAACTCAGGGGCTATTACTGCGAAACAATATTTAGCTTATAAACAAAATAGATTAACTGGGGTAAACCAAGGTTCTGCTTTATATGATTCACTCTCAACTGATGTTGAACAATTGAAAAAAGCTGCATCAAAAGAAGATTTAAACACTTACTTTAAAAGTGAAGCAGCTAGAATTTCAAATTTAGGAGATACTACTTCTCAATATGCTGGATATGAAAATCTTTATAGAGAGATGTCAAATAAAGCTAATGTTGCTGGATTAACTGATGAAGCAAATGATTATTTGACCAAAGCTGGTGAATATAAAATAGAAACAGACAAAGCTAAAGAAACTCTCCAAACTGCAAATACAAAACAAGAAAAAGCTAATTTAATTGACAAAATTAATTTAGCTATAAATTCTTATGTAAATAATGAAATATCACCACAGGAATTTTCTGGTATATTAGATCAATTTCAATCTACCGCTGTAAGTAGTGGGCATACTGATTTATTAAAAGATTTAAATACTTGGGGTAATGATGTTAGGGAAGATGTTCAATATGGTAAAGCCTGGGATAGAGGTGGAGATAGAATTAAAGGACCAGGAGTAGGAACTGGTTCTGCTACTTATGATATTTATGGAAACTTAGTTGAGGGTACTGGTGGTGGTGGTGGATCATCAAGCGGTGGTAGTGGAGGTATTAGTACTGGTGGTGGAACAACTCAAAATAATGGAGTTATTTTACCTAATGCTGGTGGTCCACCAACTCAGCAGGACACTACACAACATCAATCTCCAGATATAGAAGATAAAACTTTTAAAGATTCAATTACTCAATTAAATAATGAATTATCCTCTGGATCAATTAGCTCTACTGATTATTTATCAGATTTGTCTACTGTATTAGCTGATAGAAAAGATGATCTTGATTATAGATTAGGAATTTTAAGTGGTAAAAATCAAAATTCAAAAGTTTATTATAATGGTTCAAATCAAAAAATTTCAAATGTTATTGAATCTATAAATAAAGAATTAAATGATGATTGGACTTCCGCACTTGGTGTTGATGCTCCAGATTATGCTAAAGTTGGTATTAATGATATTTATAATGAAGTTTCTCAAAATCCAGGTAATCTAACAGTTGTTATGACAGATGCTTTAACTACTGGGGGATTTTCTGCGGTTGGTAGTCAAGCAACTCCTTTAGTTATTAGAAAACTACCAGGGATGAATGAAAATTATATCGCTGATGAAAATGGAATCAACCATAAAATTAATGAAATTAAGAGTAATGAATTTATTGATGGTGTAAATTATTCTAATTTAAAACCAGAAGAACAAAAAAATTATAAATTTGATACCACTAGTGGTGGTTATCAAAAAATAAATGATAAGTATGTTGATATAAAAGATCCAACTACTGGACAATTTTTGAGATATTGGATAAATAATGATAACACTATTAAATCAGTTCAATTAAATGGTGAACAAGATATTAATGAAGAGTATAAATCTGCTGGTGTTAATGGGATAGTTTCTTTATTAAGTTTGTCTAAGCAAACTGAAAATATTAATAAACAAGTTGAAGATCAAAAAATATCAGAACAACAAACTTTAATTGAAAAGAAAGCTAATGAACCTAGACAACTAGGTTTAGTTGGGGAAAATAAAACTCCTGTTGGAGCTACAAAATTAAATATACTTCCTGAAACAATTTCTAAAACTGGAACAAATCCTGTTCCTGGTAATGTATCTATTAATGGTAATATGCCATTAGATTCAACCGAGGTTATAACTCCAACTATTGTTAAACCAACTTTTGCTAGTCAACAAACTCCACTTAATTTAACTCCACAACAAAATATAACTGCTGGTGCTTCAATAAATAAAGCTATCACTAGTATTCCTCAGACGATTACTCCAACAACTAATCCTTCAGTTATTAAAACTCAACAAGATACTGCAAATAAAACAGCTCAAACTCTTAAATTGGCAACTCCGGTTTCAATTCCAAACCCAAGTGGAACAAAAATTAACTTGGGTCAAAATTATGCTCCTCCAGTTATTCAACAAAAGAAATCTTCTCTTTGGGACAAAATTACTGGTTTATTTAAAAGATAATGGCTCATACATTAGAAGAACTTAGAGCAATGAGATCTGGACAAACAACTGTTCCAACTCAAACAACTATTCCAAAAGTTTCTACTCCATCTCCAGTTCAAACACCTACTGTTAGTGGTGACACTAATCGTGGTAAATATATGAGTGGTTCTGGATTACAGAAATTTTTTGATATATTATCAACTCCTCAATATGCTTCGGCTGGTTTAGCTCGTTCATTAGTTAAAGGTGGAAATATCTTTAAAGGGATGAAAGAAGGTGTTAGTAATCGTCAATCTTATTCAGATGTTCTCGGTGATTTAGGTGTAACCAATAAGTATGTAAAAGCAATTGGTGGTTTTGCTGGCGATATCTTATTGGATCCTACTACTTATATTGGTGGAAGTGCTATTAAAGCTGGACTTAAGAAAATACCAGGTTTAGCAAAAGGAATTAATAAAATTGATGATGTTTTAAAAGTTGAAAATTTAGTTAAGAAGATGCCTGTTCTCCAAAATGTTGGAGGGTTAGTTTCTAATAAATTTAGAGTTGCTGGAAATACTGATTACTTAAAAGCATTTGAAAAATATAAACAAGGTGTTAGTAATGTCGTAGAAAATGCTACTGAACTTGGAAAAAACATAACTAAATCCCCTATTGATTTTACTTATGGAAAATATGTAATTAAAAAGGGTCAAGAAATTCCTGATGTTATTCAAAAAAGAATTACTCAATTACTTGAAGGTGCTGGTACTGGTGGTCCTGGTGGAATAACAATGAATGAAGCATTAGCAAGTTTAACTAATCCTATTAAAGAAGGTTTTCAAAAAGCTGGTCAAGAATTAGTTAGAACAAAACAAGCAGGAAAAGAAGTTTTTGAAAAATATAAAGGTGGTTATTTACCTTCATATTTAAAAGAAAAAACAGAACAAATTGGTAAAATTGGAAGCAATAAATTAAGTGTTGATAGATTTAAAAAGAGAACAGTTTCTACTGATTGGGAAAAATTTGTACAACAACCTGGTTATCGTGCTGGTAGAGGTCTAGCAGAAGAAGGTAAAAATGTAGAAGTGGGTAAATTCTTTGAACAAGTAAATAAAAATTGGGCTAAGGACACAGCAGAAGAAGGTTTCAAACAAATTCCTAGTTCTGCATCTTATGGTAAATTAGCTGGTAAATATATTCCAAATTATATTGCCCAAGATATAATGGGTGCTGGTGGAATTAGACCAGGTGATTTCGGAACTGGAGTTGATAATTTCTTTAAGAATTTTGATAAGGTTCAATCTATTTGGAAAGCTGGTAAAACAGTTCTTTCACCATCTCAACTTATTAGAAATAAAACATCTAATCCAATTTTAAATTATATGACTGGTGGTGTTGGTCCTTTATTAAAAAGAAGTGTGGCTAAAAAAGAATACAAAACAAAAGGTCTTCTTTACCAAGAAGCTAAAAAAGCTGGAACTTTTGCTGGTGGTTTTAATATAAATGAAATTAATAAATTATTACCAAGTCAATCAACTGATGGAGTTTTAAAGAAATCTCTTGAAAAGATTAAAGGTGCTTGGAATAAAGCAATTGATGTTGGTGGTGGTATCCAAAATAAAGAGGAAGAAATTTCTAAACTTCAACAATTTATCTATCAAAGAGGTAAAGGTAAAACAGCTGAAGAAGCTAAAGACCTTGCTGAAAAAGCTCTCTTTAATTATGGAGATTTAACTCCATTTGAAAAGAATGTATTAAAAAGAATTGTTCCTTTCTATACTTTTACTCGTAAAGCAATTCCTCTTACTGCTGAAACTGCTATTAAAAACCCAAATAGAATTTCTGTTTTTAATAAGGCTCAAACAGCTATTAATAATATGACTCCTGAAAGAGAGGGTGAAAGAAAAATGTTACCTTCTTATTTAAAGAATGCTGTTAGAGTACCTGGAACAAAAGGTAAATATGCGTCACTTGATTATCTTTATCCATTTGGTGGTTTCTTAGGTGAGTCTAAATTACCTTTTGGAATGAATATCCCTGCAGCTGATTTATATAGTAAAGTTGTTAATAATTATGACCCTTATTACGATTCTAAAGTTTCAGATTCATTTATAAAATCTGATGTCACAAAAGCTAAGGCAAAATCTGTAGCTCAAACATTACTTCCTTCTGTTGTTTCAAAAACATTATTACCATCTTCAAAGAAAACTACAAGTCAAAGTATTCTTGGTAACCTAGGATTAAATGTCTACGACTTTGATATTGGTAAATTTAGTACTTCTAAACAATATGAAATTAGAGATTTACAATCTGGAATGAGTTCACTTATGAAAAAGGCTTCAAAGATAGAAGATGAAAGAGAAAGAAATAAAAGGATAAGAGAAATTCAAAGAAATTTTCAAACTCAGTTAAAAGCATTAACTTCTGGTGAATAATTTATCTTAAATTATCTGATACTTATTGTTATAGAAAACATTCATTATTGAGGTGTCTAGTAATAGATACTTTAACAATTTAACAAACAAGTATGAACGAAGATGACAAAGTTGTCATTCCAGGTTCAGAAGGTCAAATTCCACAGGAAGCTCCTGTTGAAGTAGATCCTTCTCAATCTGAGGATGCAAGCACACCATCTGAGGCAGCCCCTGAAGAAGAAGTTGTCTTGGGAAAACCCAAATCACATTGGGAGAAGTTAGAACAAGAGAACGAGAGGCTGAGATCTGGTCAGTCAACCATTTCAAAAAGGTTGGCTCGCTATGAAAAACTTAGAAATGTAGCTGGTAGTGATAGTGGTTCAAATATACCTGACGATCCTGATGCGTTGGCTAAATGGGCTCAAAACCCTATGAGTCAAGAATTACTTCTTAAAGCAGCAGAGACTGAAATGAAGGAAGGTTTGGAGGATGTCCTAGCGGATTATCCAAACATTTCTCCAGAGTTAGTCAAGGCAATTAGAGCAAATCCCCGAGGATTTGTAAAACCAGGCACTGTATATGTTGATGATGCTCTCCTCGACATTGAAGACTACATATCAAATATCTCCCAAGGAGAAGCTCCAAAGGCTCCTCAAAAACCTAAAGAATTCGCTATTGTTGGAAACAATGGTGGTGTATCTGCTAGTGGAGATCCAAAAGTAAATCAACTATTGGAACTCTTTAAAACTAAAGCTGGTATTAATACCGCATTTGCAAGACTGAGCGACCGAGAGGTTGATCAGAAAACATTTGATAAGGCTTTAGCGATGGCAGAAAAAATGGGTTTATTATAATTTAAAATTTAAAAAATATGGCTGCTGCTAATATAAGCAATACAACTGGGTTAAATAAAGCCCACTATATGAAGGAAGCTCTTCCTATAATGGAATATAACTTAGTTTTTAACAAATTTGGTCAAGAAGATGAAATGCCTCGTTCTGAAGGTAATTCTTTTAGCTGGATTAAATTTACAAAATTTGATAGTGACACTGGCTATACCGCCAATGTAACTGGAGATTCCCCAACCTGGACTCCTGATTCTATCTCTACTGCTCCAATTACTTGTACTCCTGATTACCTTTTTGGTAATGGTGTTGAATGGAACTCTGCTCGTGAATATACTTCATGGTCTGATATTCCTAAAAACATGAGAAAGAATTTGTCAGTTCAAGCTGCTGAAGCTATTGATAAAAGAATCCGAACTGTGTTAATTACTGGTACTCAAGTAATTTATTCTGGTACTAATATAGTTGCACGTCAAGATTTATTGTCTACTCACGTTATTACTATGAAAGATATTTTCCGAGCTGCTGCTAAACTCCAAACTAATGGAGCTCAACCAGTTGCTAAATTCGGTAAATATTGTGCTGTTATCTCCCCTATTACTCAATTGACTCTTTTGATGGATTCTACCTTCAGAGATTTGGTTGAACATAGCCGAGCACAGGACTTATTTGCTGGACGAATCGGTACTCTTGGTGGTGTTGATTTCTGGATGTCTCAATATGCCCCAACTGTTAGCTTAGCTGGATCTGCTTCTAGTGTCGCTACTGTTGATCAAACCTTAGTTTTTGGTGAAGGTGCTTACGGTGTCTCCAAAATTATGTTCTCTGACTTTGACATTATCTATACCGCACCAGGTGGTCATGGTGATGAATGGAAAAACAAGCATAAATTAACTTGGAAAGCTGCTATGAAAGCTGTTATCCTTGAAGATTTGGCTATGGTGAGAATTGAATCTGCTAGAGATGCTAGCTATGTCTAATAGATTAAATTAGATAAAAGCCCCCAGAAATGGGGGCTTTTTTATTGGACTTGACAATATTTTTGATTGTTGTAAATTTAATTATGGAAAGAATGAGGTCTAATAAGAAAGTTTTAGAATTAGAGGAATGTTGTCATCCATTTAAAGTTACATTTATACAAGGTAATTGTGATAAAGGAGTATTTGTTGGGGTCGGTGATAATAATTATTTTTATCCATTAAATGAAGAAGTGGAAATTTCCAGAGAAGCATGGATGATTTTAAGAGATGTTAATAAAGTTAGAGGTTTTTATGTTCAAAATACTTATGATCCATTCAAATAATCCTTATAAAGATATTAAAATAAATTGGTATGGGTGGTTTATGTTCGCTAGTGGCTATGGTAGGGCAAATATTGAATGGGCATGTGCTCTTGATAAATTAACTGATGGTGGAGTATCTATTGGTTGGGAGAGAAGGACAAGAGAACAGGATCCTTATTTATGGGATCAATTACCGAATCGTTTAAAGGAAATGCAGAAAAGAAAATTTAAGAAAGAAAGAATTGGAATTATAAAATCAACTCCAGATTTATTCAAACACAATACTTCAAAATATCGCATTGGTTTTACTATGATTGAGAACACTAAAATTGGAGAAAATTGGGTAAAGTTGTGCAATGAAATGGATCATATTTTTGTTCCAAACCCTCTCAATTTACAATCGTTTAAGGACTGTGGAGTTACGGTTCCAATCTCTTTAGTTCGTCAAGGTTTTAACCCAAAGCAATATAAATTTTTTCAAAGAGATATTAACAAACCAATTTTTACTTTTACATTAGCTGGATTTTTAGATGCTAGAAAAAACTGGGATGATGTAGTTAGAGCCTTTACTTCTGAGTTCTCCCCCGAAGAACCAGTAGAACTTTTATTAAAAAATAGTTGTCCTCATTTTGGTTATCAAATTCCAAATGATCCAAGAATTAAAATAATTGAAAAGACTTTTACTAACTCAGAGATGGTCAAAATGTATCAATTAACCGATTGTTTCATGTTTACTACGAGAGGGGAGGGGAGTGGTTTACCTGCACGCGAAGCGATGGCAACTGGAGCACCATGTATCCTTACTGACTATCAAGGATTGGCTGAGGTTTGTGACCCTAAATTTAACTATCCAATCGCCCCTGTGGCAATAGATTACCCTGATAACCGACCTGAACAACCTGGTTTTATGGCTAGGCTTGATGTGGCAGAGATTATGTATTGGATGAGACATGTTTACGAAAATAAAGAAGAGGCTTTTGCCAAGGGAAAATTAGCATCAAAAGAAATGCACAAAAAATGGACATGGGAATGTTGTGCAAAAGATATGTTAGATATTATAAAAACTTTATGAAAAAAGATTATTGTTTTTGGACAGTTTGTAGTAGCCAATATAGAAGATATTTTGACTTAATGAATAGGTCATTTAAAAAATTTCATCCAAATGATGAGTTAATTGTTTTTGGGGACGAAGATATTCAAGAAGCTGCTAATAATGGTTTTCCTAGCGGAACTTGGTTCCCTTATTTTGCAGATAAATTAATTAAAGAATATAAAACAATAATTCATTTAGATGTTGATATTATAATTACTGATAATTTATATGAACTTTTAGAATTGGATTATGACATAGCAGCTGCCCAAAATAATTGTGGTTGGTATCATTCTGTTACTGGTAGTATTCCAGAACATAAATATATGAATGCAGGGTTTCACGCAATTAAGAGTGAGAGGTTTGTAACTCTATGGAAAGAAATGTCTAAAATGTATTGGTCATATAATAATTTAGTTGAACAAGATTTAATGAACCAATGTGCTTTTTATGGTGGTTTTAATGTTTTAGTTTTAGATGAAGATATTAATAATCCTTTTTGGGGAGTTTCAATTTTAGATCGTTGGGAACAAATAATAGTTAAAGACGATAGGCTTTGGTGTCAAGGGAGAAAAGTAAAAATGCTTCATTGGGCTGGTGGTAATATAGAGAAGATTAATTACAGAGATCATAATTTTTCAGGTGAAGTTAAAAGTTGGTTAGATAAAATATGAAAATTCCAATTGTAATGACTTCTCATAACCGACCTGAATATTTAAAGAAAGTGTTAGAAGGATTAAGTAAAAATGATAATTTAGATAAATTCATTTTATTAACAGCCGAAGAACCTGGATGTGAAGAAAATCAAAAATTGTTTTCTAATGTTGATTTTATTGAAATCAAAAGAACCATAAGACCAGAAAAATTTGGATGCAATAAAAATACCATAACTGCTATAAATGATGCTTTTAATGATTATGATTTTGTTTGTATTCTTGAAGAAGATGTTGTTCCATCAAGTGATTTTCTTAATTTTATTTTATGGGGAAACAAAGAATTTAAAGATAATAAAGATATTTTTAATCTAAGTGGATGGTTTAATGATAAAGATGATTTTGCTGATTTTTCTGATTTTAATGATATTTGTAAAACAAGACCAGCTTTTAATTGCTGGGGTTGGGCTACTTGGAAAGATAGATGGAATTCAATTAATTTTAATAATGACACTAATGTTTCTTGGGATACTCAAATTCAAAGAAATTATATTAATGGAAAAAATTTAAAAGAAGTTTATCCTGTTGTTAGTAGAGTAACTAATATAGGTGAAGTAGGAACTTATACCACTCCAGAATTTTGGAATGAATTGAAACAATATGTAGATAAAAATCACGATTCTTTTAATCTTTCAAACATTAGTAATTTTAATTTAAGGATATGAAAAGAGTAAGAAAAATAGTGGAGAATTTTATTAAGTGTGATTTTTGTGGTGGCAATGGTAAATCAGCCTTTTATATTACTAATGGTCCAGATCAAGAAGTAAAAAATATTCCCTGTCATTTATGCCATGGTACTGGTTTACGAGTTAAAAAGAAAATATTCTTTTACCCAGATGATAGAGAACTTTAATGTCATTAATACTCTCCCAGATCAAATTCTTTTTGAAATAAGAAATTCAATAATTGGTAGTGAAGAAACTTTTAAAAGAAATATTGAACGCTATATTCCTGATTTAGAACGAGTAAAAAAAGAAGTTAGGTATGGAGTATTTTTAGATATAGGTTGTGGTAGAGGGGAAATGTTGGAAATTTTTAAAACTATTCTTCCTAAGAAAAAAAGTTATGGTATTGATGAAATAAGACTTCATCTTGAAATTTGTAGTAAAAAAAGATTATCAACTATGTGGATGTCAGCTATAGAAAGATTAAGTTATGTTAGAACAACCTATAAAGCCATTACTTGCATCCATAACCTACAATATATGTATATTGGTTACATATATGAATTTTTTAGATTAGCTAGATTACAACTTAAAAGAGGTGGAATTTTAATTCTACAAATTCCAAATCCTGATAATGAATCAGAAGTTAGAAAATGGAAAGTTGATCCTAGATATATTAATGCTTATTCTTCACAAACTATTGAATATCTTTTAAGATATGTAGGTTTCTTTGCAGTTGAAGTTCAACCCCATAATGATGGTAAAAACATCACGATAATAGCCACTAGGAAGCCTTATCCACAACCAATTTAATTATCTAATACTTTTAAAGTCTATCTTAAATAAAATCAAGATATGATTAAAAGTGCTTTTAGAACTCTTATTAGAGAAAAATTAGATGAATCTACTGCTGATCTTTGGACAGATACTCAGTTAGATGATTTTGCTGATGAAGAATTAAGAACTCTTCCTGCTAAGAATGTTTATAAAGAAGAGGTTTGGGAATCAAATACTGTTGTTGATAAAAGAACATATCCATTACCTACTGGAACTATTAAAGTTGAAAAAGTAGAAATAAATGATTTAAACTCAACTAATGAAGATGATTACAATGAAATTAAAGGTTGGGATACTTTTGCTGGAAATCTTTATTTACCTCAAAGAACTATTGCAGTTTATCCATTAAGACTTTCAATTAAAAAATCATTTACTCCAATTGCTGATCTTACAGAAGGTCAAGCCTTAGATATCCCAGATGCTAAAATTGAAGTTTTAGTTTTAGGTACTGTATTAAGAGCTTATTCAAAATTAATGGGATATTTTGTTGATCTTAAAAATTGGGATTATAATGCTAAACCTGATGGTATCTCCATGCAGCAAGTTCAATCTTGGATTAGGGATATAAAAACAGAATATAAAGAAATTCTTTCAGCGGTTAGGTTTGTTCCTAAACCACGATTTATTGATTTAATTGGATAATTATGAGTGGTGAATTAAACCCTTGTTTTCTTGAACAAGGAACAAATTATGAAAAAAAAGCTAGAGTCAATTCTAGTGGAGAAATTTTAATTGACAAAAGTTCATTAGCCACTTCCTCTAATCAAATTG